ATGGAAGCAGTAAACATTTATCCCGAACTGGTAAAACATCGGATTAACAAGCAGGGTTACGCACCAATTGTCATTCGGTTTGACTTTAAAAGAACCCACATTTGTACCGATAATCTCGGTCAAAAAGTAAAGCCTGAATTTTGGGATTTTGAAACTAAGAGAGTAAAATGCAAATGTCCTAATTCGGCGTTACTAAATTCATTATTGGAAAACTCTCTAAACCGCCACAAAAACTTTATCCTCAAACGACAAACATTTGGGTTACCACTCACCAAAGAAATAATAAAGCAGTACCTGCTTTCAAATAGTGCATACGAGAATTTTTATGAGTATGCAGAAAAAGTAATCAATGAAAAAAAATTGAAGGATGGCAAACCTTATACCGAGGATAGTAAACGCCGTTACAGGGATGAAATTAAACGTATGATGCAATTTAAAGCAGAGTTGCATTTTAACCAAGTCAATGTAGCATTCCTCACTGATTATAAGCAATGGCTTCAAAATGTTTATGTAAAAAAAGATAAAACAAAATTAGAGCATAACAGCGTTTGGAAAGCATTAGGATTTATCCGTATGGTGTACAATGAAGCTATAAGGAATGAAATTATTTTACCTGATGGGAATCCATTTAAGCAATTCAAGGTTGGCACTTATAAAGAGAACCTCACAAAAATTAAATATTTAGAATTATCTGAAGTTGAAATAATCGAACAGCAATTATTAACAAACGCAAATATCTCGGACTTAACAAAAAAAATTGGTTGGCGGTTTCTTTCCATGTGTGTATCAGGGATGCGTATAAGCGATGCAATGATGCTTGACGATTGTTTTTTTAATGATGCAGGGGATTTGCAATTTACACCACACAAAACAAGGCGGCATCAAAACACGGCACAAATCCCAATTACTACAGAGCGGCAGCGTAGGTATTTTGAAACTACCTTAGCTAATAAATTACCAGCAACTGATGCTAAGAGCTTTCGTACAACCTTTAATATTCACTTAAAAATATTAGCTGCCGCCGCAGGATTAAGTATTAACCTTACTTCTCATGTAGGTAGGCATACAATGGGTGGCTTTATTGTTGATGCTGGTTTAGAGATAAAACCAGCAATGGCAATGTTCGGTGTTAGGTCAAAAAAGACTATTGAAACATACCTACACTTGAAAAACGATAAGTTGAGGGTTGAAGCTAACAAACTTGGGAACATTATGTAAACAAAAATGTACCTATATTTCAAGGTGCATTTTAATGATATTGAATGATACTTACTATACCCATCGGGTAATGCTGTAGGTTGCCCTAAAACTTCGGTATTTATAATAAACCCCATCACCCTCACGGCTTCCGGCTTCATTTGTATTACCCTCCACACTTCGGTACACGGATGCGTTAATTCGCTTGTCGTAAAAGCCTGTATGTCCTATTCGTCTAAGTTTTGGATAGTATAATGTAAATACATCGCCAGGCTGCACGGCTTTTGAAAAACTATTTTTAAACCAAACAATATTATTTGCATTGTGGCAACTTAAAGCCATACCATTAATTCGGCTGGCATCTGTAATACCTGCCTGTAGCAAATTCCACTTAACAAAAGCGGCACACCACGGATAGCCTTTTGTGAGCCCAACAGTTTGTAAATACATTTCAACGGATTTGCCATCATTGTGGCCAGTAGCTTCCCTAATGCCAATCTGTAAAGTATAGCTTTGTTGCAGTTTGTCGGTTTTCGGTGGCTGTGAAAAGCCAACGCTAACGGTTAAAGCTGTAATCAGCAATACCGATAGAAATTTTGATAGTCGCATAATTTTATACAAGTTTTAGGTAAACAAAAATGATTGCTGTAATAAAATAGACCAACACCCCTAACGCAATCAATAGACGGCGTGTGGCAGATACTTTTTTCCAATCTACTTTAGAAAAATTTACAATCTTGTTGTCTTCTCCTTTTTGTCCATACAGGTAGTTGTGAAGCCCCCTGATAGTAAAATATAGCCCCAACACTCCAGCATTGGTAGCACCAATAACTACTACAGCAGAAAGGAATAAAGGCTGTAAAAAAGCAGGATCATAATTACCTGTACCATAGCCAAAGAGCCATGATAAAGCTAATCCTACCCAGTAGAAAATAAAAAACGCCAAAGGCACACTCCAAACACCGTCCCACTTCTGCAAAAAGTATTTTAATTTTTTCATGATTTCCAGTATAAAATTTGTTTGATAATAGGTTTTCTTAGCCGCCAACACAAGTATCCAATATTTGCCAGCAGTAACCACCAACACCATTTAGGCACTTTGTATTTGATTTTTGGAGGCGGTGCCGGAGCTTGTATTACTTTAGTTTCAGTACGGTATTTTTCAAGTGTACTAATTTTTGTTTCTAAATTCTGAATAACCACCTGAAGGCTGTCCGTTTTACATTCAACTTGCAGCTTGCCATTGCTTATATTTGCTGTTACAGTTGTTTTACCGTTTTTGGATTTTACTACTTTGTTAATCTTTACATCGGGGCATGGAATGGCTTCGTAAATCTCCAAAGTATCACCTGGCAGGGCTATGGTTGTATCTCTGTAAATAGTGGTATCCTTTACCACAATACTGTCCTTTGTAATTATTTGCGGTGGAAACTTTTGAAAGCATCGCTTTTGTGTAACGCAACTGCTAAAGCAAATTGCCACAAACAGTATGAGTAAAATATTTTTCATTACCCCCTTTGTTTTAATTCGTTAATTTCCTGTTGCAGCTTATAATTTTCAACCTTTAATTCATCAACCAATTTTCTTAGCTCATCCACTTTTTTAGTCATGTCCTCTGCTAATGTTCTCCATATTGTAGTTGCTCTTTCAACTGCTTCTACTTCAGTTAAAGTTGCTTCCGCACTATTTTTTCTTTTACCTAAAAACCAACCGCCTATTAAAGTTGTAATGGGGGCTAAATATGGAATTATATCTTTCATTGTTAATTTAATTTTAAAAACAGCCCTTGTAGATTACTCTTTTCGGGCTGTTTAATTTCTCCCAAGAAAAGGATAAACCCCTTTTTGACGTTTGCCCTGTTCTTGGGAGGCCCAGTATCTATAAAAGTATATCGGTATAACGACATCTTTTATTACTACGAAACTTTATAAAGCCTCGAAGATTATGTACGCCGAACAAGTTTAGTAATTTCGCCCCAAGGCTGCTATTCTTACTATAATATCATTTGCCGCTTTATTAGCGTCATAAATTCCATCGGAAAGGTTACTCAAGGTGTCTATGTAAACTTTATCCAAAGAATTTAATTCAGCTAAACGGTCTATTTCATTTATCCCCAAATAACAACCAATACCGGGTTGTCCTGTTTGAATACCCGGCATCGTAAATATAACATCGCTCATTGGCCCAAAAATCATCGGGCTTTGTCTAGTAGTTGCATCAACATTTGGGTTACGAATACCAAAAGCAATTCTAAATTTTTGAATTTTCTTTTTCCTCCTTAGTTTTCTTGTACTTAAACTATACCCAGAATTTGATGTGCCAATGATTCGTCCTGAATTGTAGGTATTAATCTCATTAAAGTCTTTCCAGCTATAACCCTGAAGTCCGTTTGGTATTACATCTATTCCGTTAAGGCTTCTCCAAAACATAAATCGATTAAAAGGGAATTTAAAACCATCTCTTCCATTGTAAGTGTTAGGTAATTCTACTTCAGTAATTAATCCGGGCAAAGGGTTTCCGTCTTGGTCGTCTCTTGTCCCATTATAAATTCCAAAACCACTCCATCTTGTAGGTGCATTTATATCAACTGGATGAACCCAAGCAGTTGATTTGTCTCTATTGTTTCTTTTATTTTTTTGACGAAACAAAAAAGCCATTGGCTGATATTTTAACCACTCGTTTGAATATCCGGCCGTGTACATCATTAAATTATCATCACCATAATACCTAAGAATTGGCTGTGGGATATTGATTATATTGGAAACATCAATGAGAGTAGTATTGACATTAACAGGCAATGCCATGTCGTGAACCATTATCTTGGTTCCAGTAGCTGAATCTTTTGGTATTTCTGTTACATCTATTGCCATGACTTTGTTTTCTTGGATTGATTGTAAACTAACGGCTCAATTAATATTTAAAAATGAGCCGTTAACTAAAAAGCATTCGGCGTTTACTTGAAAAGTATTACAATCAATCCCTAAAAGTTTGGGCAAGTAAAGATTGATGCTATGGTTGCCTTTTTAACCATTATTGGCAAGTTGGTGCTTACCACCTGGCTTTCTACCTGCCAGTCAATTACTTCTTCAATGTCTTCCACAACAGGGTCTTTGGCTTTTACAGAAGCAACCGTGTCAAAAATCCTTACCACTGAACTGGTGCAGAAAAATGGCACCAAATCCGTCCTTTTACTGATTTCATTGTAGAAGTGGTAATTGTCAATATAATCAGGGTCGTTAATTGTCAGCTTCATGGTACGCTGGCCATAACTGAATTTTCTGTTACCATACCCTTTTAATTCTTTAGGGTCTCCAGGATCATAGCTACCTCTTGTTTGAGGTATCATTATGATACTACCGTTTGTTATACCTGTTTGCCAAGTCGCCAAAGTAGTAGGTGAAGCCAATAAAGTAGGCAAATATGCTTCTTTAATGAAGCCTGATTGCCTTGCTCCTGCAAACTCAATTACTCTGCCTTCGGGGCAATCGTGGCAAGTATGTACTGCTTCATTCTGTCCGCAGCCATATAAATATGCGTATGAACTCATTTTTGAATTTTTTTAGTGTTAAAAAATCATTCGCACAAACATTGCTCAACGCAAGCTTGCGAAAAACTCATTTCAATTTTGTAGCGGATGGCAAACATGCTCATCTGCTCGTTTAAGAAATAATCCGATTGCGGATATTCTTGCCTAAATACTTCTATGTGGTTCATGTTAGAACTCACAGGAATAATCAAGCAACTGTTTATTTTTAAGTCAACCATCAAGGCCGTACTTAACCTTTGGGGCATTCCATGCAGCACAACTGGTTCAAGAGCATCTTTTGTCTTGCCAGTAATCTTGCTGTTGGTTAATACCACCATTGTTAGTTCGCTAACGCTTTTGATAAAATACGCATCGCCATAACTGTTTTTCTCTTTACTGTAAACATTCGTTTGCAGCTTGTGATAAACCTGAATAGCTTGTTTGCTATCAGGTGTTATGGGAGTTGCTTTACCATCGGCGGTAACTATTGCCGGCAAAAGTTCTATTTGATTTTGAGCAGTTCCCTTTGGGCTTCTTGCCACAATCGTAATCAAGCCATAAAACTTAGCCGGTTGCAATTTTTCTTTACTCAAAGAGCCAGCCTTTAATTCATCATTAATAAATCCTACTATCTGATTTAAAAAAGGCATCTAAATTGTTTTTAAGTATTCAGGCAAAAATTCAATAGCTGTTTTTTTAGCCAATTCAACTTCTTCCTTTGTTAGCTTGGTGAGTATCTTCTTGTTATAAGTTGCTTCACACCAAATAGCTTTTCTGAAATTGTCAGGGTTCAAATAACCTATGCCATAACCATTACCTGAAGGCACAACATTCATATCGTTTTCCATTTGCCTTGTAAGCGAAAGGATAACTTTTGTATCAGTTGTACGATTGTAAACAGGGCGGTTAGTGCCCGTTTTCTCGTAACCAGTAAAAGTGCCGTACTCCTTATTTGAAAGCCTTATCCTATCCACATACTTACCTGCTTCGCCAGCTTTCTTTTTTTCTTTAAACTGCCCAGCTTTTTCTCCTTTTTTGTGCTTGGCAGCATCCCTGTAATTACCAGTTCTAACAACCATGTACCCCTTTGAGTACTTACCTATTTGATTGCCGCTACTGTCCTTGCCATCAACGTGAACCCTGCGTTTCATTTCGGGCAAAACAGCTAATGCTACAGTCCTTAGTATTGGATCAGGGTTGTTTTGCAATGACTGAATTTGCTCCAGCTTTGTTTTTACAATTACACCGATATTTGTACTTACACTTAACATTTTAAGGCGTTTGCATTACCCATTTTACGCTGTCGTTGCATTCAAGACAGCCTTTTAAACAATCACCATCATTTGGCTGTATACTGCTTACGGCATCGTCCAAAGCCTGTTCAAACTCACGGTAAAACTCTACTTTCAGGTTTTCGGCTTTTTCCAAATCAATAGTTGTGTACCGGTTCATTTCATCTGTGCTGGTACGTTCAATCATTAATTCGGTGCCGTGTAAATACCAAAGAGCTACATCAAACAGTTCCTTTTTTTCGCAAACCAAACACTCAATTACTGTTTTATCGGTTAGTTTGTAGCATTGATTCAATTTTGCTTTTACCAATATTTCAAACTTCTTCATGGTTCGCAAAACCACATCATACCATAGACCTAAGAATGTTTCCTGTTCATCATCTGCCAAGGCACTAATATTTTCAATACTAATGCCTTGCAGTTGATTGATGTACAGTTGCACTTCGGTTGTGTTTGCATCACAACCTAAAATGCCAATTCTATTTGCTAAACATTGCATTATGCGTTTGTTGCGGTATAAAGGAATGTTCCGTTAACACCATGCAGTCTATCAGTAACATCGTAGCTATCTGTAGGGATGTTAACGATTTGGTAAGCACAGCTTAAAATAACATTCCATCCACGACCTAATGCTACAGGTGTTCCGGCTACGTTTTCAGTACTTGGGCAGGTGCGGTAAGTAAGTTGCACATCAAATTCAAATGCAGACATATTACCTTGTCCTAAGCTGTCCATTACTGGCAAACGCAAAGTCATAAAGAAATCGCTACCTTTTTGACCTGCTTTAGGGCCACGGAATCGGCATACATTTACAAACTGTACTGCATCTTTTTCAAACAAGCCAAAGTTGTTTACCCCCCATCCAGTCTGTGCATAAGGATCAAAGTACATTTTTGGCAAAGCCAATTGGGTTGTATTTAAACCGCTTTGGTCGGCACTTTTTGCTACTTGTTGTAAGTAGTAATTATTTACTAAGCCACTTCCAACAATTGTAGCATTTGCAATACGCATTTCGTTAAGCATTGCATCGTTCATAACCTCGGTCATCCCTTGGTTAAGAGGGTTTGTAGTGCCGTTTAAAACGAAATTGATTGCTTTTGCTGCGTTGGTGCCGGTAGAAACATTTTTACCAAAATTTGCACTCTGCAAACCAAGTAAGTCAATATTTATGTCTGCGAATAAACCATTTGCTTGTTCAATAATGGCTTCGTAGATGTCTTTCATTATGCCTGTCATGGCAGGTGTACCGGCACTTACTTGTGCTAAAGCATCCTTTTCAAATTTTGCAATTTGGTCATCTTCAAAGCAAAGCCCAAGAGCCTTAAAGTTTGTAGATGGTACAATATGCTCCAAGTATGCAGGGCGAACCTGAATAGAGCAATCGTCCACATCTACCGATTTACCCGGTACTCCACGAGTACGGTATCTGATTTTCACATCACGGATATATCCGCTACCATCATCCTTGCCTTGGCTGATAATGTCGGGCTTATTATTACCTAACAAGTATTGCAAGAAGCCAGGTGTGGTTAATTTGTCAATTGGCGTAGCACCTCTGAAAGCCTCACGGGAAGCTATCAATAGGGCATTGGCTAAACCTTTTCCCATTGTATTAGAAAATTAAAAAGTAAAAGAATAAGTCTTGAACGCTTATTTGAATTCTGCCAATTGTGCTTCTATTTCAGCCACAATGCTACTATTGCCTTGTGGGGTGTTAGAAGGAATGGTTTGCGTTCCGTTTGATGCTGCGGATTGCTGTTGATTAGCATCGTTTATTTTCAACAACTTGTTTTGTGCTAATGCACCGTCTATGAAAGTATTAGGCTCAATTGCCTCGTTGGTATCGCTGTAAGCAGGTTGCCCTTCTTTGTTTACGATAACTAATTGTCCGGCTTCATTGCGTTTTACACTAAAGCCCTTTTTGGTGAGTTCGTTTTGAACCGCTCCTAAAGCTGTTGTAACTTTAAGGTTTGGATCCATTTCTTTAGGAAAAACATAGTCTTTGCCTAAAAGTATTTTTTGAAGTTCAAACGAGGTTAAGTCGTTTTCCCTTGAGGTTTTAAATTCAGTTTCTTTAGCTAAAGCAGCATCCTTCAACTCTTTAATGGTTTTGTTATATGCTGCTTCCTTTTGTGCAAACTCATCGGCGGTTTGCTTATTATTGGCACCTGTTGCTTTTTTGCCAGCTTCTGATGCCAGTTTTGTTAGCTTGGCAATTTTTTCGTAGGTGTTTTTTTCTGCCATAAAATCATCACCGGGCTGTAAACCAAGTTCTGCAATCAAATCATCCATTATTGCATCGGCAGGGGCTAATATTTTTTGGCGTAAAATTTTATTTACCTCGGGGTTATTTTTGGCGGCTTCGGCAGTCATTAAAGACTTGTCAACCTTACCAACAATTTCATCGGCTACTTCAGTATCTAATTCAAATAGTGGTTTCAATTCTTCATTAGAAGTATCAATACCTGCTTTCTTAAAAAGTTTTTCTATTAATGTGCCGATTTTTGCCATAGGTTAAATTATTTCTTTGTTGATTTTGCTTTTTCTGTTTCAGTGTTTTTTTCGGCTAACAGTTTTTCTAATTCTGCAATTTTTGCATCTTTTTCAGAAACAGTAATTTCCAATTCTTTTGCTTTGTCCTGTGCTTCGGCAGCAGTAACATAACTTTCGTCAATGAAAGGCAGTTTTGCGGCTTCGTCTTCGTCCATTTCTTCAAACTTCCATTTTTTACCTTCGGGGTTGCGGTTGTTGAAAGCCAATAACCTTGCTTTATTAGCCAAAGGCACTTTATGAATGGTTTTGTCTGTTTTTCTGATAACTAAAACTTTTGCCATAAAACTGCTTTTTGTTGCAGAGGGCGGACTCGAACCGCCGACCTGAAGTTTATGAGACTACCGAGCTGCCGACTGCTCTACTCCACGATTTAATTTGTAAAAATACTCTTAAAGATAATTATTTTATCAATTAGAGTAAGATTGTAGTACCTTTGTGGCAAAATTCACTAAATGACTATTAAGTTAAATACGGACAATATTGACAAAAAAGTAGTAGATTTAATTATCGATAAGCAAGCCGAATTTAAAAAAGAAAAAGGCAGAATTGTTAGTTTAGAAAAAACAGTAGAACGATTACTGAAAGAGGCTTACATCAAAAAGTAACTATGTCAAATTTTTGCCAAAATTGCGAAAGCTGGACGAAAGTTGTCACACGGATAAGCAGTAGTAATTTTGGCATTTGCAATAATGTAGCTGTAGAAATGAAGATTGCTATTGATGGTAAAACCTGTACAAGCGACGATGGGTCTTTTTGGACTGAAGAATTTTTTGGCTGTATTTACCATCGTAAAAACGATGGTAGCCTTTTAGGCTTTGATGATATAATTGACAGCGATACGGGGGAAATAAAATAAATGTACTTTTGCATTATGAAAGATGGTGTTATAAATACTGATGTTAAAAAAAAGGATGAATTGCCTATGCCACAGGAAACTGTAGATAATATGATTAGCAAGTTTCAGAGTGCTGGTGATGGTAAATTTGTTACACCTAAAGAATTAAAAGAACTGCGAGAAAAAAAGAAATTCCGTCAAAACTCTTCCAAATAAATTGTATTCCCTTCAACCTTCAGTACTTTAAAGGCACTCATACTCTGAAACAATACTTCCTGCTCTGGTGCATGAGATGAAATATTTTCAATAAACCTACCTGTTTTTGACAGGATGTTAAACTTGACTGCCGAACCCCAATTGTGCTTCGGATTTTTTGAAGTAGATAAAAAGCCTTCAAAAAAAGCAAGTTCATCCGTGCCAACCTTATCAGAAAATTGTTTTAAGTATTCCTGTATTGGAATTTTAGGCGTGTAGTCTCTCAATACCGTTCCTGTATGAGTAGGCATTTTTTTAAGCACGTCATTTAGTAATTTTTCAAACTTTAAAATTACTGGCGATGGATTGCCTGAATATAATTCAGTATTGATTTCATCGTGGGCATTAGTTGTATAAGCAAATATCAGTTTAGCTTCTTCGTTGGATAGGTTAATTTTTGCAATACCTGAAATATCAACTATGCTGCTTGTTTCGCCAGTTGTTTTTTGCAACTTCATTTCGCTTTCAAATTCCGTAAAAGCAGAAGTAAATATTGGGCTATTGTGTAACTCTTTTATGTCTGAAACAGAAACAATAGACTTGCCTTTATTTTCAAACTTCGCTCTTACATCTGCTGGCACTGCACTATCCGGCACCCAAAAGAATTGATGGCCACAATTATAACCACCACGGCGTACTTTGAAATTATCGGCATTGGTGTCGGGGATCATACCAAGCGGCAGCCCTGTAGTTTTGCTCAACTTGCAATCTGTGCCATCAATATGCCCTTTAATTATTTCGGATAATTCTGATTTATGCACCCATTGCTTTTCGGTCAATAATGTGCAAAATTCTCGTGTGGTAGTGATATTACTTCCAACATATCTCCCCCAATTGAATTGCAAATCCTGTGCGACCGTTTCACTATATTGGGCACTGTACTGGTTAATTGCATCGGTAGTTATTTGCTTGGTATATTGCTGTAAATTTCCCTCTCCAGTTTCATTTTGTAAAATGTGATTTTGTAGTTGCTCCTGAAACTTTGCATAGCTGCCACCTGTGGTAATATTTTGCTGTAAAATCTTTTGAATTGGTGCAATAATATTACTGCTTAATCCTTGCCCAACTAAATCATTTATGGTACTTTCAACTGCCAATTGCTTAATGATTGGCAATGTGTTTTTCGGCTTGTATTTTCTATTGAACTGGCTATAATATTCATTGTTTAAGCTACTAACAGTTGTAAAACTATCAATGAACCTTTGAACTGATTTTTTGTATTCCGCACTAATAATAATCTTCTTCAGCTTGTTTTGTAATGCGCCAATCAACTTTAGGTTATCAATATTATTGAGCAACCTACCGTTCTTTACCTGCAATTCTTTAACTATTGGCTGCAACCCCTCGTACACCAGCTTTTGAATGCCAGGTATAGCATCCTGAAACTGTGCAATAGCATCATCGATAGCGGATAATATGGCTTTAATTGATTGTTCCAATTTTGTACTTTTACTCTATGGCTGAATTTTGTAAATCATGTGCTGAAAAATATGGCATGCAGGATGATAAGCCCTCACTCTGTGAGGGCTGTGGCAAATCATTCCCTACGCCGCCTGATTATTCTGTTTGGTATTTTGTTGCTGTCCTGATGGTTGCTGTTGCTGCATCTCTGCTATGACCTGCTGCTTTTGTGCATCTACCATTTGCGAAGCTGCATCGTTGGCTTTTATTTTTTCATCCGCATATTTTGTCAATACTTGCATTTGGTCATCGTAATTCTTTTCACCAAACTTTTCATCTTCCCTCAAAGCTCTTTTTATAAACGAAGCCATGTAGTTGCTGATAATGTAATCAGTTTGAGTACAGCCTTTATTGGATAGCATAGTTAGCTTTTCGTCTGTTGAAACACCTGGTAATGGGTCTAAGTCAAAATACAGCTTAATATTGTTTGCCAAATTGGGCTGATTGTAAAACTTTTTAGCCGCTAACTGCTGCTCTAATGTTGCAATCAACAGGGGGTTGATTTTTGCCATCCTTGCATCTGTAACCTCTTTCATTAAATAATCTTCTGGCAATAAATCAAAGTTTTGCGGAACAGGAATGTTTGGCAACATTTCCATTCTTTTCTTTGCATCAGGTACTAAAAAGAAATACCGCCATTCATTGATAAAATAAATAACCTTGTCTGCTGAATACACCAAGTCTTCTGCGAAGTTGTAAACGGTGTTATTCAACTCCTCTCTATCTACCTGTTTTGCATCTCCACTTATTGAAAGTGGCGTTTGGTCAAGAAACTGCATATTAATCGCAGCAAGGGCCTTGTAATTGTTCTTTTCAACGCTTTTCTCTTGCAATTCCAATATGGCAGTATCCCTTGTAATATACCCAGCAGGAGGCATTGGATTAGCCTGTTTACCAAGTTCGGCAGGATCAATTTGCAAATGTGCAAATGGTGAAAATTTGACCTTGCCACTACCGCCGCAACTTGTACATTGTACAGGGCCGTTGTCGGTTGGTTTATTACCAGCACCGCCACAAGCATTGCAATTCTTGTTTTGATAGTACCAAAACAAAGGGTATAGGTGTTGTATTTTGCTTCCCTTTAAATCGCTATACTCACAAGCTGCTTCATCAAGGAACGGTACCATTGCATCAATTCGGCTGCGGCTCAAATTCTGATTATCGTACTGCTTGAATGCTTCGGCTTTAACCTTAAACACAGGGAATTGCCCAATTATGTTGGGCTGCTGAAATACGGCTACAAATCCATCTTTGCCCTGCTCATAAATGATTATTTCCGTATCGTCTATGTAATAAAAAATATCACCTGTTTGATAGGTATTGCCATCAAGGATATAGCTTGTTTTACGCTTACTGCGAAGTATAGCAAACTTTTCTTTCTCGTTAAACTCTACTACCTGATTACTGTTAAAAACAATTGGAACCGGTTTAGTGTACTTATCTTCTGTAATTACTTCCAAAGGAATTACAGCAATCACTGCATTGGCATCAATAAGGTTTTGCTTTAACAGTAAACCAAACAGCCAGTTGGTAATGCTGCCATAAGCAGGTAGATTATCAGAGCAATATTTTTGCAGGGTTTCATCCTCAACAATTTTGGCGGTCTTTGTTTTTGGATAATCAATACACCAATCAGGGCTACGCCTTATTTTACTAAAACTTGTAACCACCTTGCTAATTGGCAGTTTTGTAATTGGCTTATAGGTTATTTGCCTGTACTCCAGTATTTCCTCCGTTTCGCTTGGACGGCGTTCTTTAATCATTGTGCCAGGGAACTCTCCATCTGCATGGATGCGAAGGCTATCATACAATTTTACACTTTCAGTAAAAAGCGGATAGTAAATACCATTACTGGTAAAGTACATTTGCAACTTATCATTACTAATTTTAGGCATTGTTATAAACTTTTTCTTTCAGGTAAAAAGGTTCGCTTATCTACCACCTGATAGGGATTTGATAAGCCAAGTTTTGCAAAGTAGTGCTTCGCCAGTATGTTGTAATTATCCTTTACAAAATCGTTCGTATAGTTTCCGCCAATGCTATACCCATAAAAGCCAACCAACTCATAAGGGTACTTCCTGTTTAAATTAGGCATCCCTAAAAATCCGTTGAATATTGGGGTGTAATTGTCTTGGTGAGGGTAGATACTGGTTAACATACAGGTAATTTGTATAGCCAGTTCATCCGTCATTGTGCCATTGCTGAAACCACGACAAACCACATTAGGCTTTTTGTAAACAGAATTTACTTTTGCAAAATATTTTTTGTTTGATGCAGTTTTTTTGAAGTAAAGAAACTCGCCAAATATTTTGTACAGCTTTTCATCACCGCTAAGTTTGTAAGCCTTTTTTATATCTTCTTCTTCAGCCCAAACACTATTCTGCTTATCCCATCCAAACCCACGATTTGAGAAGGTAATATCTGCTTTATCCAATTCTGCAAATAGTTCTGATACTTTTCTACCTTCAATCCAAATCATGTCGGCATCCAGCTTTATGGTAACATCATAAGTCGAAAGTTCATATACAAGCACCGTGGCATTATTGAACACTATTTTGTCATTAACAGTAAATTTTTCTGCTTCCAATTTTACAAAATCATCAAACAAATGTGGATATACTAATTTGCTTTTATCATCGCAAATGAGGCAAATTTTAATATCACTGTCAGCCGATCCGTTAGCAATTAAAGATGCAGCTAAATTTTCGGCCATACGATAATAATTTTCATGCCCCAATGCGTAAATAACTATCCCTTTTGTCATAACTTTTTTGTTTAAATAAATGACCAGAAACTACCACTACATAGTTGTGTTCCTGATAAATCTGTTACTGAAAAAAACATTTCAAAAATTGTTTGTACACCGCCTCCGTCATAATCAACCGCAAAGTCAATAAATGTTTGCCCTGCGGTAATATTTACTGTTTGTTGTTTGTACATACTATATCCGTTAAGGCTTCCTGCTTGGTCGTTATGGGCAGTCAATACAACTGTTCCCGGAGTATTTACTGTAATACCCATTCCGTAGAAATTGTAAGTTCCTGCCACGCCAAAAGGTATTCCATCTTGTGAGCCAACGTTACAATCCATTGTTATTTCACCAGGCTGTGCCGCACCACTTACATTTAATGTATCAGAAAATGCAACTAAATGTGTCCCTCCACAATTGGTAATATTGAACGATACTGGTACATTAGTTCCTGTTGCGTTTGGCGTGCCCGTAAATAAAACGCTGTTACCCGATACGGCAATGTTCATCCATGCTGGCTTATTTATGTTTGCCAATGCAAACGGAGTGTCTCCACTAAGATTAAATGAGTAATTGTAAGCAGCTCCTACTGTGGCGTTCGGCAGATTGGGGCTACCAATAATACCAACGGCAACGCATGGTGTACTGTTGGGGTTATTGAAATTCTTAAAAAAGTCAATGCCATTGCAGGTGTTTACTGCCTTGACTTCTACAGATGCCCAACTATCCGAAATTCCGCTTATTACAAATGGGTTAGGAGTACCCACTATTGCACCTGTGCCGTCAAATATTACTGTACCTGCTGGAGTAAATGCTCCAGTAGTTCCTCCCTCTCGGTAAAACAAGTTTACTGTTTGGTTTGCTGCAACTGGGGCAACCCATTGACTACTTGTTATGTTTATATTCCAAGGCATAATTTATGTCTTAAATGGTTGTGTCAAATTGAATAATATTTGATGGCAAACTGCTTTCAATACCGCACTGTCCAATAATTCTAAAATATTTTATTCCTGTATTATTTAATGATGCCCCATAGTTCCGTGGGGATATAGGGCTACCTGTAGAATTATTGCCAAAGTTTATTCCATCGGTAGAATATTGAACAGTAACAGCTACCCAACTAACATCATTATTCCATTCTAATATTATTTCGTCATTGCCATTAAAATAAACATCTGTTAGTACCGGAGTTGTGCAACCTCCGCCGCCAGTACCGTTTGTATTTCCAATAATATCCGCTATCACAGCACACAATCCAGGTATAACCACAGGCTGGCAATCTGCACAATTATTGTTTCTGATAGCATACGGCGTAGCCAGTACTTTAAACTTAGCTGGTGCTAAACAAATATTATCTGTCCATTCAATGTCATATTCGCCCGTTTTGCTGACACCGCCATTGTAGTTATCAGTTGAAATGCTTACAATATCATGAGCTAAAGCAATGATTATTTTATCATGCAATAACTCATTAAAATGTTCTGTTTGTACGGTGTATTCCTTAGTAATCAGTGAACGGGTTTGCCTGATAACTCCATTGCTTTTACGATATACTGCTTTATCCTCAATAGATTTCGGCTGCGACAAGTACATATAAATCCTTATCCTGTTTACTGGGTTTGTGATATTGCAGTATTCAAAATCTGCATAGTTTTCATTATTGGCATAATCTAAAACAGAAGTAAAACAATCGTTGCTTTTTAGGATAAAACAATTACTGAATGCTTCCTTTGTTTCTATGTTTGAATTGATAGCTGTTGAAGCATATATTTTAAAACCAAAGCATTGATTGTACTGAATTAATCCAATCAATCCCAATAGGGTATTTCTCCAAAAGTATGTTACCTGCGTGGCACCGGTTCGGTATCTTTCAAATAACAGATTGTCTGTTGCAGTCCAATTATGTATAGGATTTCCATTAACATCTAATAGCAACAATTGTATATCAGATATAGAATTATTCATTAGGTCGTTTGCATCCTGAATATCGGTGGTAGTAATATTGAATTGAAAAATCAAATCTGTTTCAGCACATACCGGCAAGCAAACTTCATTCTCTCCAATGCAACAAATAGCAGCACTATTTGCCGGATTGAAGTTTACAAAACTGTATTTTGGCGATATAATATTAATTGCTGCCATTAGTTTGTTTTTGGAATTAATGTAAATGTTCCCTTACCTTCTTCGGGCTTGTACTGAATGCTTTCAATCCAACCAAATCCATCTTCACAATCGCTTGAAAAGTGAATTAATCCGTATGGATTAGCTTCAATCAGTTTGTAATCCTTACTACTCATAGGATAATCAAACGTTACTCTTTCAGGGCTTAAAAATGGTTTCGCATTATTAAGGTCGGCGTAAATCGTTAAATCAATTGTATCATTCTCAATCAATGAGCCGTTTTCCAATTTGTAGTTCGGGTCCTCCATTTCCCCTTGTGCATAGTAATTCGCATCGCCATCTGTGAAGATTATTTTTGCATCTGTATTAAATTGCTTGTAGCTTTCTAAAATCCTATTCATCCATCGCATGGCATTGCGAATAGGGCTGATACGATAGTTGTAAAGTGTTGCGGGGTCGATAATGTTTTGCGGGTTAATCACATTTCCAAGCTCTACTACCAAATGCCCATTTACATCTCGTTTACAGCAAATAATAAAGGAATCTTTGTCATACCTCCAATCTTTACTATCATTGTCTCCTTTTCTTCTTGTAATTTCTAAGGCATATCCTGAAGCAATAAATTTGCTCAATTTTACCAGGTCGTTTTTAACTTGATTTAAAGTTGTGCGGTAAGTACGTTTGGTGAGAAACTCGTCCAAGCCGGTGTATTCTTCGGCTTCCCACTTAGCATATCCAAATTGAAAAGTGCTAAAAACTTCCTTTTCATACATTTTTCTTGTGAGCTTATTTACATCAGTGCAGCTCAGAATAATGTTGTTGTTGTAAAAATGCTGCCACGGCTCTACACGTAGACGATTATATCCAGCCCTGTTAGGGTCTGCTTCAACACCCATTCCGATATTGTGTATCGGATTTAATCCCTCGAAAATATCCTGAAGACTTAGTGAAAAAAGACTGGGCTCGTTTGGTATCCTGTTTTCCTGTTTACGAATTCGTATGCCATCTGTAATTACCTCCAATCCACCACATCCATCTACGGCATGGCTGTATGGTTGGCTATCTGTACGGCCAAAGTATTCACTATACGCCCTTAAATTATCATTGGTAATACTTTCCGAAATACGGCTCAATGCTTCATTTACAGCAAATACTTTTGAGGTGGTTGCCGGTGTATGCGAAAAGTTAGATATTTTAAAAAAGCTATTTTGATTGATAGTAAATTTAAAAGCCTTTGCACCATTATTGATAGCGTTAATCATGGTTTGATTTTTACGCTCTGTTATGGTTATGAACATATACAGCCTATCACCCTCATTCAGAATAAAATTATTATCAACAAATGTGGCACCAACATTTAAAATTGCACCCGGTTGCAAACCAACTCCATGCGTATCTGGGTTCGGGAAATAGTTTGAAGGATCGTACAAAACATTTCTGTAGACAATTTCATAATGCGAAAGCAACTCGCCGTTGGTTAACAAATTTGGTCTGTTGGGTAATCTAAGCAAGTAAAAAGCAGTTGTGCTTACAACGGTATTTAACACATCAATTCTGCCATTAAACAGTAGTCCCAACTGTACAGGATTACTTATTTGCCCATAATTAGGACTGTCGGTATAATAATTTACTACAGGACTTAGGTTTAATGGCCACATTCCTGGCAATGGGAACGGATGCCCTGTATTTTGGGTGCTTGTATCAGGGAATAAGTTAGCTGTATTGCTATTTTGAGAAGCCAAATCCATTGTATGGCCGTGATATGTTGTGCCAACTTTTTGTACAGGATTAAATGAGAATCCTCCAATTTCAGCAGCCTTTATTGTCATTGCAAATTCAAGTTGTCCATAAGTTAAATTCCATCCTGTATTAAAAGGTGCTTGTAATCCGCCATTGAATTCTTCATCAATATTTGTTTCATTGATGGAATGGTCTTTTATAAATATTCCCTTGCTTGGCAACTCCATTTCAAACGGCAAGGCTGCATAAGTAGGTAATACTGTTGTTTCGTCAAAGGCTACAAGTGTTTCAAGATTTACTTTTTGATTTAACCTGTTGCGTAAGTCTTTTGTTTCTTTTGTTGTTTCAACAGGAACTTTTACATAGCAATCATCGCCACATACAAACTCAAAATCCTTGAACATAAAATTGCCTCGGCTAAATTCCTCATATCCATTGCCGCAATCTTCCTCCATTATTAACGTCATTTCACCCTGTACGCCATAGGTATCGTATTCGTCTTTAAGTAGTTTTTTTGCTTTCCCATCAAATAAAAATGTTTCACCCTGATTAGTGAATACAATGCCGTGCCAGTCCAAGTCTCTTTTTATCTCGGAAACATTAGCATCCCATCCTGTAGGTTCATCTATTACAGTTGATAAATTATTTCGGTCTAATATGGTAAAACGCCAAAGCATTATGTCATTGAGAAATATTTGTTTTTGATTTCAGTTTTTGTATTACCACTAAGCATAAATTGCCTCAAACTATCCCCGTCAATCGCATTGTGTATTTGTGCCGGTGCAGGTATGATACCAGCCATTTTATTTGCCACAGCTTCCGCCAATTTTTCGTAATCAATTGGTTGGTTATTGGTTGTAGTTGGATGTACAAATTCAGGTACTTGTGGGAATGAGAAATGCTTATACATTGCCTCCATTGATGGAAATACCATATCATCTCTATACAGATAAGTAAGCCTGTCTTTTGGGCTGCCTGTGGCTATTTCTATGCTGCCGTCTTTACGCCAAATAGGTTCAAACTTGCCCCCATCATCTACGATACCTAAACCTTCATACCCACCTTTTTGCTTACCATACTTAAACCGTGGAACAGGTGTACTGCTGATTTTAGCTACCTGAATTGCTGTAGATGCCGCCACCAATGCTGCAAGTATTACTCCGGCAATAATAGTAGGAGCCGTAGCAAAAGCATTAGTAATACCCAATAAACCATTGATAACGGCTTGTGTTTTCTTTGCTTCTTTATCAGCATTAAAAGCCTTTATTTTTTCCTGCCTTTCACGTTGCTTGTATTTTTCCTCTATGTCGGCTTTCTGTTGTTCAGTAAGGTTTTTATTGTCAAGTTCCTTTTGCTTTTGTTCCTCCAGCAAAGCCAACTGCTCATTTAATGCCTGTTGCCTTGCTGCTGCACTATCAGCGAATATTTGATTAACTACCGCTTGAGTAGCCTGAATAACTGCCGCCGCTTCTTCTTTAAAAGCTGCAATACGTGCTTGTGTTTTTTCGGCAGGGCTGATGTTTGGATCATCAAGTATTGTCTTTAGTTTCCCAACACTTTCGGTAATGGTGGCAAATACATTTTGAAACTCACTAAGAGCCGTTTTAATGGCACTCGTATTTAATACCGCATCTAATCCTTTTTGCAGTATTGCAAATCCAGCTTTATAAAAGGCAACTCTTTTTTCTGTTTCCTTTATATAAATTTCTGTAATCAGCTTCTGTGTCTTTTCCTCTGACTCACTTCTCTTATTTAATAGGTCTTGGTATGCAACATCAAATTCGTGTGCAGTAAGTAAGCCATCTTCAACCTGCTTTGTAAGTGCTTTATGTTGCAGGTCGAACTTATCATCCTCAAACTTCTGTAGTTGTTCAAGGGCTTTAATTTTTGCATCGCCTGAAGCAAATTGAGATTCTACAATTCGTTGATTTGCTTGTACCGATTTGAAAGTTAAAACTTCTAATGTTCGTAGATTATCTTCCAGTATGGCTTTTATTGTAGCCTTTTTTGCCTCAATAGTTTGCTTATCATATTTGGCATTTATTTCAGCAATTTTTGCAGCATTGCCTTCTGCCTGACTAATTTCCAGTTGGCGCTGTTTATCCAAACGAGAAAGTGTAATGTCAAGTTTTTGATTTTCGGTTATGCCAAACTTATCCAATGCGGCATTTTCATAGCTGATTTGGTTTTGTAGCTGTGCTTCATTAAATGCACGTAAAGCATCCTGACGTTGCTTTTGATATTTCGCCTTTATTTCGGATACCTGCTGCTCGGTCAATTCGGTGGCTGATAAATCTAGCTTCTGTGATGCTTCAATGAATTGTATTTTGGTATCGTATTCATCTTGTGTTCCTTTTTGCGCCAAAATTAACTGCGCATTGATACCAGCTTTCTTTATCTCAAGCAACTTTGTTTCATGCTGCCTCTTTAATTCTGCAATCTGCAAATTTGCTTCAGCTTCTATTTTGGCTCGTTCGCCTTTAGATAGGTTGGGGTTTGATTTTATTTGTTCACTTGTTCTTGAACGTATGGCCGCAATTTCTGCATCGGTAACAGCCATGATAGAAGCAATGCTATCCACCTGATTTTGTAAAATCTGTTTCTTTTTATTGGCAACATTGGCTTCATCCATTGAAGTAATTGACTTCAAGGTGTAAGCATAAATCTGTAGTTGAATATCAGATATTGCCCTTGCATCTTCAGCGGCGTTTTTAGTCTTTTCTCCAGGTGTCAGGTCAGGGTTTAATTTATCCTTTGCATCTCTTGTGGCACGAATAGAAGCAATCTGTGCATTTTTTTCAGCTATAGAACCGCTACGTGTTGCCAATACTTTAGCTTCTTGAAAAGCGATAAACGATTTCAGTTCATTGTCTGCTAAAGTTTTCCGAAACTCAATACTTTTAACTTCAAGTGCATTTCTTTCGTCTTGATATTTAAAATCTAATTCGAGGTTTTTATCAAGCAGTTTTTTGTAATCTTCAGAGCTTAATTCCCGTTGCACTTTCTCATCGTTTATGGCTTTTGCTGTTGCAACCCTTGCATCGTCAAGGATCTTTAATCTTGCGTTACCTGCTTCACCCTCTATCCTTGTCAATTCAACTGCCGATGCCCCTCTTTGCTTTGCTAAAGCAACGTGTTTGCTAGTCGTATACTCCAATGCTTTCAAATCAACGTCGAGGTAATCAGTAGCCTCTTTCATTGCATCGTTAAAAGTATTTTGTGCATCTGCTGCATCTCTACTTGAACTGCTAAATATGCTAATAGCAGCTACCAAGGCAACTACACCGGCAATCACTAAGCCTATTGGGTTAAGGCTCATTGCCGCATTCAGTTCTACCTGTGCTACCGTGGCAGCTTCGGTAGCAACTACCTGTGCTCCTGTAGCTACAGTCGCTGCCGTTGTGGCTGCTGCGTTAGCGGCTTCTGCTCCTGTCTCAGCAACTACGGCCGTTGTCTGTGCTGTTCTTGCACCAGTGTTAAATAGCAATGAAGCAGCACTTTCTTTTTGCAATACATTTTGAATGGCCTGTAATCCTTGCAAAATGCTCATAGCAGCATTTACTTTTAGCAATGCTTTTTGAACTTCTTCATTCTCACTACCAAATAAAGCAGCCGCACCTTGTGCAACTGCAAAACCACCTGCAACCCCACCAGCCAAAGAAATTAAACCATCAATATGCTTTGTATCGCTACCTAAACCTTTAACTGTGGCATTCAAATCCCTCATTTGGTCGTCCAATTCACCTGCCTTTTCTTGCAGTGCCCGAAATGCCGGAGTGCCTTGCAAACCTGCTTCGGCCATAGCGACCAATTCTTCTTTTGCTTCCTTAATTCTTGAACGTAATGACTGTGTTTTGTCTCCTGCTTCATCTTCCCATGCACCCAACTGTTTAAGTTGTTCATTCATGGTTTCAATGGAAAGCGTAATTTGATTTATTTCCTCATCTGTTTCTGCTGTAAATATGCTTTCCTGTGCAGCTTTTCGGGCATTCTGAATGTAGGCAATTAACTCTTTATTAGTTAGTCCTAACTGTGCCTGTATTTGTTTGAGATAGTCTTTGTATGCACCGCCGATAACAGCCTTATCCATACTCTTTGCTGCTGTGGCTAATGCTTCTATACTTTTTGCTAATTTATTAGTGCTTTCGGTAGAAGTTTTTGTTTGATTGTTCATTGCAGATGCAGCCTTTCCCCAAGCCTGTCCAACCTCACCACTTTGGGCAATAATATTGTCCAAAGCATTTTCAACCGGTTTTAGTTCATCCGTTTTACCCACAAAATTGATTACTACATTTTCTGCCGACATTACTTTTGTTTTGCCTTTTGTTTAATGGCAGCCTTTAGTAATTCCTCAAGCTCCCAATAAAACTCGTAGATTGTTAAATGAGAAAGTATTGCAGCGTTTATACTGCCGGCGACAAGTTTAATTTGCCTTGCAATATCATCTTCTGTTCGTCCGATAGCATGGCTAACATCTTGTCCAAATGTTGTTGGTTTGTTTTTTCGGTCATCGCCGAAAACTGTTCTAAATTTTCTCCTGCATACTGCAAATAGGGTATCAACTCCATGAGTGGCTTCTGCAAAAAAAAATCAGTAAGGCTTGTATTTTTCTTCCAAAACCTTATTTTGTTCTCTCCGTACTTGTACTCATATACATACGGATTTTCTTTTTGGTCAAAGAATACCACAGATGCCAGTTTGAACATTAAATCAGGTTCTTTTGGTAACTCCAATCTTTGTTTTAACTGGTCGTTCAAATGCTTCAATTCAACCAAAGTATCAATAGTTATTTGCTGCTGTTTTAGGGCATTATCAAAAGCCATCGTGTGGGCTTTTAAGAATGTCCTGTCGCAATTCATATCTAACTCCTTGTAGTAAACCAAACACTTTAATGCCCGGTCGTAATTCATATTCAGCAAATCATCAAAACGGAAATAATGCCTATCACCAATGGTAAAAGCATAGGCGATAATGTGTTTGGCATCAGGGAAAAACTCCTTTGGATTGATGCCTGTTAATATTTCCAGTTTAGTTTGCATACTTCAATAATTTTTCTTCAATTTCAAATCCCCAAAACGGCCCAGCAATTACCATGTTGTTAAGTAAAATACTGAACGTGTTATTTTTTACCTTGGTTCGTATTTCATACCCCTGTTTTTCAGGATGGCTAAAATGCTGTCTATGCCCACATGTTTCACATTCATGGTACATTACCCATCCTTTACTCTCTAATACCTGTCTCATCTGCAAAAAATAAATTATAAATGATACAATTGACTCCGCACACACACAGCAATAACCTAATATCAAAACTCCAAGTCAAAACAATTGTCCAAAAGCTACTCATACAACAAAGGCAATCCCACAATGGCTTTTGAATGTAAATGCCCTTGATTTTGTCAAAGTGCTTGTCAATTAAATTGGCAGCCCATATCCTTATACCACCTAACAGGCTTCCTTGTTGAAACAGCACGTATATTGCTGTTATTTGTAACGATATTGTAATTGCTCTTTCTAACATTTATAATTCAATTGTATCAACCAGTTCAAGTAAAAAACATTTGTATTCAGTATTGTCTACAGTAAATGGCAAAACACTATTATTGCTATCTAAAAATTCACCTTTTAGGTACCCTGTTGCAAAAAATCCATCAGGGAATTTTGTCTTATCCAGTGTAACGGCTCCAGTATTATTGGTAGTCCCATTTAGCAGATACCACCTATTACTGCCAGGCTTGTTGATATGTACGGAAAATGCAGTATTAGCCAGTAATTCTAATTGGATTACAGGGCTTTCACAGCACCTTACACTTATCTCTAAACAACCATTTTCGCAGCTCATGTACACTAAATTTTCAACAAATATACTCTAAGTGATAAAATATTTATCCTTACGATAAATTTATTTTATGAACTGGATAAAATTGCCTATTGTTTCAGGTGCAAAAGCGGCTGTTACAGAAAAGGAAATGGCGGAAAAAGCGACCTCAAGCAATACTCTTGTAAACCTTGATTTTTACGTTGCTATAAACCCATTAAATGGTGGTGAACAATCTGTTTTGGTGGGGCAAAATGGTACGGAATTAAATGTGGATATTCCGTTTGAAACACTTTGTTCTCATATCAAACCAATCTTAACAACTACTGATATTTCCGGCAATGAGCTATGATACAAGCAAATACTAAAAAGTGCCATGAACCTAAATGCAAGGAACAGGCTGTGGCATTCTTTCCTGTCTGCGACCCTGATATACCTTCATACCCATATTGCAGAAAATGTTTAGATAAGGTAAAACTTGAACTGTTGATGAAACTCACAGCTATAAGTAACCCTTCTAAAACTTAGCATACCAACCCATAAACATATTGCACCAATAGCGGATGGTATCAAGTACGTCCGCTTGTTGTGCAGGGTCTTTCCTGTTTCTTTTTTCAATGCTTCCATCTGCAATCATTCTAACATTTTCAGCATCATAGATGGCTGGTTTTGCTTTGACTGGACAAATCTTTACAGGGTAGGATGAAAAAATATTATTTACCAGCGTTCGGTTGTTTTTTAATGGTGGGTTAGGGGTTATCTTTATCTGTCCTTCGTTTAATAGCAACTCTTTTTTGATAACTGTGTAATTGGTAACCTGCTCTTTAAAAATCGAACTAACAGTATCGCCGGAGTAGTCGCCCGTAACCATAAAAAGAAAACCTGAATACTTTTGCCTTACCATTTCGCATATACCTTCCGTTCCAACATTAGGAATTTTAAAGACCTCCACAATTTGTAGTTCTTTCTGTTGTGGCCATTGCATAATGGTACACACAGTAGGGTTTCTGTTAAAGTCCCATGACAAGTACAGTATCTCCGATTTCTTTGCTAAAAGTTCTGTGGTTGAAACGTGCTTTTTTCTATCAAATGCAAACAACCAGGGGCTATTGTTTTCCTCGTTCCCCCATTCGCCTAACGTAAATACACGATACCAATAATAGTTTAATGATTGCAGCCCCTCATGGTAAGCCTTACGCTCTGTGCTTACAAACGGATTATCCCTGTAAGTAGAGTGAACTGCAATGTATGGTATCTCTACCTTTTCGTTGCCAAAGGCAATTGTTTTTACATAGTTAAAACTCTTTTCTGTTGTATGGCTAAAGTATTCTTTGTATAACCAAAAGTCCTCAAAATCGCCCTTTGTTTCAGTGTTAAAACTCATCTCAATACCAACTGCCCCTTTATTAGAACGTAGAGTAGTAATAATATAAATCCAATCTGCTAACTCCAACTGATTACCTTCTTCAATCCAAGCCTCGGATGGTTCGCTGATAGATTTTATTTTTGCAGGATCATCCATACCCCGGCAGATAAACCTATTGCCATTTACCTTACATCTAATTTCAAGCGGCGAAGTTTTGAACTCAAATAAATCATCAATTCCCCATTCTTCGCAAATGTCTTTAATTAGCTGCCATTGGCTATCTTTGATTGAGTTGAATGTCTTTTTAATTAGGATGCACCTAAAGTATGATTTACTAAGGCAGTCAATTATTTTGCGTTGGGCAATATCACGGCTTTTGCCGCTATCTCTACCGCCGTAAATAAATTTTAATCTTGCTGCGGTAGTTTGAAGCGGCTTATATACAGGTAAAAAAACACTGTCATAATCTATATTGAGGTTAATTGTTGGCACCTACACGCTTCCCGTTTATGTTTATTGTTATTGATTGTTCTTTATCTCCACCAACGCCGTCCACTATTTCGTGAAACAGTTTGCTCCAAGCCACCGATTCACCTTTTACAGCTTTTATACCAATGGTAATTAGCGACCGCTCACTCATAGCTTTAAGTTTTAATTTCAGGTCTCCAAATATGTCGGTGTCTTGTAGATGCCGCCTTATTGTTCGTTCGTTTAGATTAGTCTGCTTTGCAAGCGTGGCATAGGTTGGATACTTCTTATTTTTTAGCACAAACGAAAAGAAAGTCTCACAAATTAACTCGTGGTTTATTTCCCAATCCTTTTGCCGTTTTTCAAATACCTCATCTTCTTCAGGCGGATTTTGCACTACGCTTTTTATTGTCTTCTTTTTTGCCATTTGTTGAAATTTTTGTTGCCTGTTTTCCTGTAAATGCCTCCCATCTTTTTACAATCACATCGCAAAAAACAGGGTCTCGTTCTATCAATAATGCTTTCCTGCCAAGTTGCTCACAGGATATTAAAGTGCTGCCGCTACCACCAAACAAATCCACTACAGTATCGCCAGGTGCAGAGCATCGCTTTAAAGGCTTTTCGTGCAAGGTTATTAGCTTTTGAGTGGGGTGTACATAGTCGTTGGTTTTATCCCTGTGTGCCAGCCATAAATCAGTAATATCTAAAACGCTTTCGTGTATATTTCTACCGCTTACATCTTGATTGAGTATTTCGGAAAGATTGGTAATATTTGTATTCAATCGTGGCTTACCGATTGTACCATAAACGCAAGGCTCAATAACCCTGTTAAACGCCATTTGAATAACTGGATTGAACTGATTTTTTAGCCAAAAGCAAACGCTCTTGTTTTTGATTTTAGATTGTTGAAAAGCGGCTTGTATTAAGCCTATATATTTAGGGTCGCACCAGTAGAATATATGAACATCTTTTTTACTTACAAGCAATGCACAGGAAATTGTTTTTTTTACCCATTCAAGGTAATCGGCATCCTTCATATTGTCGCTGAATACATTATTTGTATATGTTTTTTTATTGCTGTTGCCTTTTATTCCCTTGTGGTATGAAAGTCCGATATTGTAAGGTGGGTCGCAGTAGATTACTGAAGCAGCTTGTAAGGCTTCCAATTTCTCTAAATCGGCTGCATTGGTGCTGTCTCCGCATAGTAGTTTATGATTGCCTAAAATGTATAAATCACCCTTTTTTGTTACTGGCTTTTCAATTTTAGCCAATTCTTCTTCAAGGTTAAAATTGTCCTCTTTCAATTCAACTTCACTATCGAAAATGTCGTTAAGTTCCTGCTCATCAAAACCCCAATCTTTCAAATCAGCCGCAGCAAAGAATTGTTTCAATAGTCCCTCATCATCATGTCCTCTATTTTTGTTTAATCTGATTGCCAGTTCCTCAAACTCCTTATCAGTCAATTTCCTGTTGGGCACTCGAACATCAATAAGTTCATCATGCTTCCCTTTTGCAATAAAATCATTCCTCCGCTGATGGCCACCAATAATCCTATTATCGGTATTGATAATAACTACCTCTACATAGTCAAATTTATCCAATGATTTAGAAAGGTTGCCCTTTTCTGTATCGGTCATTACGTGTGGGTTTTTATCCCACACAATTAGTTCTGATACCTTTCGCTGTTCGGTATGCCATTTCAGCTTTACTTTTGCCATAATACAAAAATACTCTAAAAGATAATATTTTTATCATTTAGGGTATTTTTAGGACAAATGCGGACATTTTTATTAAAATGGTTTCTTAACTGTCTTTCCTTTTATAAAACCGTCAAAGCCAACCCAACTACCTTTAGCATCACATCCACGGTTTCGTAGCTCTTGCCAGGCTAATTCCTTTGTATCTATCTTGCCATTTACTATTGCACATAGTAATTCGGTTTGGGTCATGCTAAATAAGTATTTTGGGTTAAGTTCATCGGGTAAATCGTTAGCTTCTAACTTCCCATTTCGCTTTAAATTCTGCATTGCTGATATTTTCTGTACTGTAGTCATAATGTTTTATTGTATGGCTAAGAAACGGTTGTGTTTTGGTCTTTGCTCATTTTTGAGTGGCTTTGTTTCGGTTGTGGGCAAGTATTAAATCAGACTTTGAAAAATAACGGTTAGGTTTTGTCTAACAGATAATGATGTAGAACATTCCATTATCTACCATTCCTTATTACGTGCTGTGCTGCCAACAGTTATTTGTTGGAAAATCATTATGTAAATTTCCATCAAGTAATCTACCTGATAGTTTTTTGCCAATTTTACATACACTTGTATCAGGATCAAACGTAAACCACTGTTTCCTTTTAACTCCAGGTTCGTTAACTCGCAAATCGTGTACTGGCATATATTCTCCCCACTGCTTAAAGAAAAAAGGCACTTCATGAATTTTACACTGGTCTCGTAAATTTCTAACCCAATCAGGGTGCATCGGTCTTGAACAAAAGCCACTTTCACCTCCAACAATTACCCAATCCAAATAGTCAATCCATAATGAATAACACCCATTACCTTCTTCCTTAAAATATTCAGCAATGCTTACTTCACCGAGTAATGGTTCACAACTTAAAAACCTTACATCAGAAGGGGTTTGTAGTAGTAGTGGTATTCTTTCATTTGCTGCTTGTTGATTTTCTACAGAAACCCCAAGCCAAACATTTTTTAACGGCCATTGCCATTTTGAAAAATCTATTTCAACACCATAGGAGTGCCAACATTGATAGCGTTTTCTTTCACTTCCTTGCATACCTTCATTTTTCCAACTTGTATCTTTCCAGTTAAAATATTCAAGCATCCGCTTAGGTCTCTTTGTAAGAATTTGGAATGTGTGTTGGCTGGCAATAGCCATTACAGCAAATATTTTATCTATAAAGTGAAATGGCACATTTTCATGAAATAAATCACTCATTGAGTTTACAAAAAAAGTTGTTGGTTTTTTTGTTCTCAATGGCTGTGTCAATACACTTTCTAATAGATTTATTTTCCCTGTCCAGTTTAATCTACCACTATTGGTCTTTTTTACTACTCCGGCATACTTTTCTTTTGTTGATGGGTTGTGCATTAATCGATACGCCATTCGTATGGCATAACAATTTTCACAACCGGCACTTATTTTAGTGCAGCCAACAATAGGGTTCCATGTTTTTTCAGTCCATTCTATTTTACTCATGCTACTTTAATTTTAAGATTTTTAGTTAATCGGGCTGCCATCGCTTCTGCCCAAGCCTTTACTACATTAGGTACTACACTGTTGCCTATGAATTTTTTATGGTCGCTTTGGTTTCCTACCATTTGGTAGTCTTCAGGAAAGCCCTGTATTTTCAATAATTCAGGCACTCGTAACATTCTCATTTTAATATCCACCAATCCGTAAGCTGCCATAAATTGCTTAACCTTAATGGCTATTTCGGTATCGGTTTCTGTAATTTGTATTGCTACTTCTCCAGTTTCAGTTTGAACCAAGTATGGAGGCTTTTTATCCATTTTAGCAATCAGCGTAAAACATGGCTTATCGACCGATGCTCCATTGTTATTGAACTGTGGATTTACCTGCAATGGTTCATCAATACTTTTTGGTTGGTTGTTAAAATTTGTAGGGATAATAAATGGTTCTGCCTCTACTAAATTCATCTTTGGTACTGTAGTTAATGTTCCAGCAGGTTCTTCAATACTGCTATTCGTAATACTTTTAAAATCTCTGTCAATAAAGTATTTTGGTTGAACCAATGAAGCCCTGTCTTTAGTAGTTAATGTTGGGCAAGGCTCTCCTGTAGATGTATTGAAGCCATTCCCATAGTAGTGTTGCAAAAATTCAGTCTGTACTAACCCAAGCCTACCTTGGCAAGTAACAGTTGGTGAAGGTTCATCTATTGACGGTGGATGATGCACACCTGTTTTGCCATTAATAGAATTGTATTTTAAAAGAAATTTAGCTTGTACAACCGCCTGTGTTGGAATAGTTGTAAGAGTACCTGCTACTGTATCTACTGATGTATTTTTACTTAACGGATGCCCACTTTTGTAATTACTCAAAAATGATTTATCACCATTCGCTACATATTTAATCAACCCTGCATATACTCGCTCAAGTGTTCTGTCGCTTAATGGCTTTTTCCTTTCAAATATGCTTTCGCCTTCATCTTCAAAATTCAATACCTCTTTAACCGCTTTCCATTTTTCAGTACCCCCAAACATTCCAGCAGTTGCTTTCTTTGAATGTGTAGGCTCTGGCCATACAATCGGCAATCCTTCTTTTGCAAAGCAGCCAAACAGTCTATTGCGACTGGCATAAGCTCCATAGTCTGCACTATTCATTTCACGCCAATCATCTCTGTAACCATAGCTGCACATTTCATTTCTCCACCTCATAAAATCCTGTCCATTTTTACGACTTACTGGCTTGCCATTATCATCCAACGGGCCCCAACTCATAAACTCAACAACATTTTCAATCTTTATGTAATCGGGGTTTAGTGCCTGTTGGTAGCGGAACAGGTGTTCAGCCAATGTTCTGCTATCGGCATTACGAGGCAATCCCCCTTTCGCTTTACTAAAATTTGTACACTCCAAAGAAGCCCACAGCACTACATAAGCATCAGGATAGATGTACTTCCAGTATTCAACCAAAGCTGTTAACTCACTTAAATCCAATGTCCTTATATCTTCCTTGTAATGGGTAACATCAGGGTGGTTAAGCCAATGTGATTTAATGGCTTTAGGATCATGGTTTACACAAGCAACAACCTTTGCTATACTATTACCATCAATCATGGCATCTGCAAAGCCTGTTGTTGTGCCGCCAAATCCAGAAAACAAATCAACTATTAAAAAAATGGTTCCATAATTATAAATTGTCAATTATTGCCGCTTATTTCCGTTTAATTCTGAAGTGCTTCCGCTTATTGCCGCTTACTGCCACTACACTATTTTTTTAAGTAATTGATTATCAACGACTGCCCTCGTTGCCCTTTTTATGCCCCGTAATTGCCCTCGTTTAAAATGCTGATAATCAATGACTGCCCTCTTGCCCTCGTTTTTTTCTATATTATAGGCGACACCCACTTTGTTTTTTGAAATAGTAAAAGGGTGTAGAAAGTAGGGAATGACGAAAAACGAGGGCAAAAAAGGGCGTTTTCCTACTAATGCCACATATTGCCAATTACTGCCACTTAAAAAAGTTTCAAAAACTAATTTCTTTACTCTAAAAATTTTCATTTTTCTATTTTTCTGTTTCTTTTTTATCGCCATTAGGCAATTTTTTAATCAAAATCTCATTAACATTTGTACCATGCCTGTCCTTTTGTTGCTTTAATTCATAGCCAAGCAACTCACAGGCATCCTCTATTGCTTTTTTAAAACGGCGTAGGCTGTAATCCTTCTTATCAAAGTCATTCATCTTACAGAAACCTTCATACAATTTTTTAAGCTCCTGATAGCCTACAAATGGTGTTTCGTGGTAATCATCCCACCATGTCAAAAACTCATCACCAAATGCCGTTTTAACCTCCTTTCTTTTGGTGCTATCTTTTAGTTGAATGTTTACTATACCACTTTGCAAATACATCTGCACACAGCAAAACATTAAGTTGTAAAACCTATTCCATTCATCTCTATCCCAGTCATCAAAAAGTTGATGTCCAAAAAAGTCTTTTGGTAGATTTTCTTTAAAGTATTGGCTGAATTCTAAAACCCGAAGCCTACGCTTGGCATGGTTGGCCGATGCTGGTATTGTATAGTTGGTGCTGAATAGAATTTTAGGAGCATCTTCATAGGGTATATAAAGTTCATCCTTATTCTTTTTTTCAATCGTTATCCCTTCAGTAATGATAGAGTAAAAGCCCTCAAAGTCTATCCGCTTACGGATGTCATTTATTGCAATCAGTTTTGTATCAAGTTTTACCCTTTGGAAAGCAAAATTTTTATCCAGCTTGAAATTTTTACCATCTACCTGAACCGTGTTAATTAGTTGTGTAAGGGCATAAGTAAATATTCCCTTGCCGGTGCCACCGCCTTTTTTCTCATCGTCCGTTTCTTCCGTAAGCACCACACTATATGTGTTTGATTTGTCTTTATACTTATGCAGTAGGTAGCCGATAATACTCATGCAGTATTCTATCCTTTCAGGATCATCGCTACATATTTTCTGAATGAATTTGTAGTACTCAATATTGGATGGCTCAACTTCGCTTTCATTGTATAAAATCACTTCATGGTTTATCACCTGGCTTTTCCAAATACTTTTCTTTATCTCTCCATAGGTTTTTAATTCATACTTATCCTTTGTAACACAAACCACTCCATTTTTAAACGGGAAATAAGCTGCATTTTTTGTATCCTTTAAAAAATCAACATCATTGCGTTGCAAAAACTCCAAAAAGTTTTCGGCAAAAAGTATATTGTGGTTTTTGTAAACCACCTCTAACAAATCCTCGTTAGTCGTATTATCAAAAACAGCAGGTAGAGTTTGGATATACTGTTGCACAAATTTTTTCATCTGCTCCGGGCTGGCTTCTTCAATCAATCCATCTTCTTCACGAATGATTCGAAATAAGTTTGAATTTTTATCATAGTAGTAAAGAGCAAATCCACCTTCACTTTGAATGAAGTTTACAAACTTTGTTCTCACAATGCTAATCTTCATATTTTCGGGATTTACATCCCAAAAAGTCAATATTTTAAGTCCAATATTTTCGTTATAATTTTTGATTGTTTCTTTGGCATCTGACAACGATAAATCAGCTTTTTTAATCAACTCTTCAATAATCTCATCTTCGCCCATTTCCTTTTGTTTCAGTCGGCGGATAATATCCTCTGCTTTCTTCTCAATCTTTTTCCTAATCCTGCCATACCCATCATTTAGCAATTGTTTTGAAGCCTTACTGAAATCACTATTACACTCCAATACAGCATATACAGCATAGGGCAAGTAAGCCCGATTTGGTTCAAACTGGCTTGATGTTGTAAAAACTGAAAACCATTTTTTAGCCTTTAAAAAATCGCCACTTGTTTTGCTTTTTGTATTGCCAGGTCGTTTGAAAACAATCCTTTCGTTTGTTTCTTTTACGACTGTCCAACCATGCTTTTCAAGCAATGCAACAATATCGCAACGGTCGTTATAATCGTCAAAAGGAGAAAGGCTATATTGCTTTGGTTCTGATGGCTGATGTGTGATTGGCTTTTCATGCCATTGATTAAACGACCTTGCAGTTTCAAGTAAAATATCTCTTTCCTCAATAGTTATTACAGGGCATTGTGTAGGTTTATTTTGAATGAACTCATACCCGGCAGATGGTGCGGCTATAACATATCCTCCTTCCCCTCTTGTTTCGATTAAAACAACTACTTTCTCATGTGGATTATTTTCTCTTTCCTCTGTGGTAGTTTCTCTACTGGCCAGCTTTTTATTCCCCTCTACAATTTCGCACCTGTAGTAGATATGATAGCCACCATTAATTGTTTTTGCTATCAGCAATTTTTGAGCGAGTTCAATATTTGCATCGGTAACAGCCTGTATGTAGTCTTGCCAAAGTTGCCCAGTAATATCATGCTTAGAATCCACGTCAATCACTTCCAGACAGTTGCTTACCTTTCCACATATAACAGCAATTCCACTAACACGGCTATTTGAAAACATCCCGTTAATTTTGTCATCATTGGCTATTTCCCTTTGATATTCTTTCCATGCTCCAATTGGTCTTTTATGAGCATCGGTTGCTATTATTGAATATTTATGTTTTGCGTATTTTTTTGCCTGTTCAAGTAATTTCATTATTGTATCATTTTTTTAAATTCAACAAAGCCGTCCCAGCCCTTAATCAAATAGGCTTCGGTGTCAAATTTTTTCAATTGCTCAATTCTGTATAACTGCAAGTCGCTGGCTTTTCCAGTCTCACTTTTTATTTCCAAAAAAATGACCCTGCCAGTTTTAATTATTTCCAGGTCAGGTATCCCATTTTTATTTGTTTGGATTAGTTTTAAAACAAACCACCCATCAGCCTCAAGATCCTTAATTATTTTCGCTTGTAATACTGCCTCTTTCATTATTTCATTCTTTTTCGCTCAATACATTCTTTTAAAAACATCAAATCACAAATACGATCCCTTATATACAGCTGGTCGTGCCAATAAGTAACCATTAGCTGTAGGGTTGACTGAATGAATTTTTTTGGGTTACTAATTCGTGTGGCTTTTCCAAAAACCGTTTTCTTTTCAGGTATTGATACAGACAAAAAGAAGTTTTTTAATTCGGTAGCTTTTTCTTTTAACTCATTCCTGTTTTTAAAAGGAAAAAGAGCTTCGTTTACATCTTCTTTTAATGGTACTATTTCGTCATCATTTGTAGCATTAAGAATAGGCAGTTGCTCATGTTCTAATTCCACCGATTTTGGGGTAATTAAAACAGTATCTGATTTTCTTAAATCATTTTTTATTTTGTCTAATAACCCCATTTTCGACTGCTTCAATTTCTTTTTTTATTTCAATAAAATCTCTGATAGTGTAATCAGGATTTTCTTTTATCAAGTCATCAGCCAACTTTACTAACTCTTGTAGGTTCATAACTCTTAATTTTAAAGTCTCTTTTAAAGTATGACAATGTGTAGTCTTGTTTACCCATAACAGATTTGTATATCTTTTCTTCAATACCGCCATCACAAAAAATCCAATATAACAAGCACTCTTTAGTCCTGTTTTTACTCTGCAATCTTGCTCTTGCCTGTTGGTAACTAACAGAGGAGAAGTCAATATTTAGCATTATCAAACAATCAGCAGTACTTAAATCAATTCCCTCACGTCCGCTTTGAATTTGTGAGATAAACACTAGATCATTCACACCATTGCCATACCCATACTTGTTAAAAAAATCAGGGTCGCTGGTAGTGTTGAAGTACTTTTTTAACATTAATTCTTCTGCTCTAAATTTATAGAATATGGCAATCTTTTTTCCCATGAATTGTTGCTTAATAAACTCAACCTTAGATGTGTCAAAGCATATTGGCTGTTGGATATTATCAGCAATAACAGTTCCGCTATATATTTGGTGCAACTTCTGCATTAGCTTAACCTCTGTATCGGCCACAATTTCTTCTCCATTGCTACCGATATGCACACGTTTTTTTCGCATCTTATCAGCAAGGTTGTATGTTACATCTTTCATTCTTACTTTCAAAACATGCTCTTGCACATTCTGTATAAACCCAGCTTCTTCTTGCGTACAGCTAATAAAAAGATGCTTACAAAAATTATCAATATTAGCTTGTCTTGCTTTGCTGTAATCAGTAATTTCTCGGTTGTAGAAATATCGCTTTTTCTTATCTACAAATTCAGTCGCCCACTTATAAAAAGTGGTGTATTCATCAAAAGGCGAAAACTCACTAATCCAAAATTGGTGGTAAATTTGGCTATAGCTTTCGGGCGTTGGTGTTCCGCTTAAATAAATAATTGGCTTGCCTTTACACAGTTCTTTTAGCTGCTTCGTTCTTTCTGCCGGTTGCGGAAATTGACCCAAACAATGAGCTTCATCGCAAATAATTAAATCAAAATCTTTATCAGCGACTTTGCCAATGCTTTCATAATTAGTTACCAGTAATTTATACTTCGGCTTTAACAATTCGCAATCATTTTCTATGCTGCTTATTGCCTTCTTTTTAGTCAAAAACAAAACATTTGCCCATTCCTTTTGCGACAAATATTTATCAGCAGCGTACAGAGAAGTTAGTGTTTTCCCTGTCCGTACCTGCATAGATAAATAGGCAATTTTGTACTGTTGTATCAAACTACAAGCCTTTTCCGATATTTCAATTTGGTATGGTCTTAAAGTAATCATACTGTCTCCAATTCTTCATTTCCATTACTGCTTTCATTGGTAAAGGGTTTATCAAATACAAGCAATACAGCCCCTACCATAGTACCACTTTCTTTAAATTCTCCTGCTTCAATTTCCTCAATGTGAGGATCAAACTCTTTTAACCAATCCCTAAACTCTGTTTCCTTTTTGTTACTGGATGATTGCCAATGCTTAGATGCAATGGTTATGATTGTTCCCCCTGGCTTTACCACTTGAAACATTTTGCGGATATGCTCAATGTCTTGGTTTTTGCTAAATGGCGGATTGGCAATAACTATGTCATACTCGTTTTCAATTTCTGTTTGTAAAAAGTCATCACCAATGATATTGGCTGTAGGTACTTTCTTTAACGATGTTTGGTTAATCTCCATTAATTCGAAGCAATCAACCTGCAAACCTTCCATATTTCTATTGATAGCTTTTACAATCGCCCCACGTCCGGCAGATGGCTCCAGTATTTTACTGTTACTGTAAATAATTGCCTTTGATACAAGCCTATCCGCTAATTCATCAGGTGTTGGGAAAAACTGGAATTCCTTTTTTAAGTTTCGCTTTTCACCCGATACAATCTGTTCTAACAGTTCGGTAGGGTCTTCTTCAAAAACAAAACCCTGCGTTTTTCCGCCTTTCCATTTACCACCGATAAGCTCCAATTGTTTTTTTACTTCGGTGTATTCTTTTCTGTCCAGTTGAATGTTCGGCAACTTTACTATGTTGCCGTCTATCTTGCATTGTTGCAATACTTCTTTTGTAGTCATTTTACTTTGTTTAATTGTTTAATAAATTATGTAAATTCAAATCGCTCATTCTCTTTTATAATGGTAGTTTTAAAAGGAAATTTATCCTTTGGCACTTTTTCAATCATATCCATTAGATTGGCAGAACCTGTAAATAATACTCGTTACTACCATCAACCAATACTTGTATGTAAAGGCATTTACCAGTTCCTTTATCATATTTTGAAACCTCAATCTTGTAGGCTTCAACAGTTATTTGTTTGTTGAGTATCCTATCAATTTTTATTTTATCGCCCTCAAAACTTTTGCTTTGTGGCTTTATGCCGAAGTCTTTAAAACTGTTCATGTAATAATTTTTTCAATAAATTTTTTAAATTACAATGCTTCGCCCAGCCATAATAGGAGGCTATCGAAGCATCGTTTTTTCTTCTGTATAACATCTTTGCAAATCGCTGTTTTATGCTTTTTCTTAAAAGGGTATGGGTGTGGTAAAATCTGTACCCAACAAAATCAATACTTCTGGCAGCAACTGGAAAGACCTGGTAGTTATCCTTTACTTTCAAATCAAGATTATCGTATAAGTAGTTGGTTATTTCTGTAAGTAGATTGTGCAGGTAAGCCTTGTTGCTACTTAGAATAACTATGTCGTCTGCATAGCGGAAATAATACTTTACATTTTTTATTTCTTTAATCCAATGGTCGAAGTATGTCAGATAAAAATTTGCGAAATATTGGCTTAGATAATTGCCTATTGGTAATCCGTCCGCACTATCAATAATTTCATCCAATAACCACAATAAATCATTGTCTTTTATTTTTCGGCGAAGCAGTTGTTTTAAAATATCATGGTTGATATTTGGATAGAATTTTTTAATATCCAATTTCATGCAATACGTTGTTCCTGCAACATCTTTCAAAGCTCTTTTAATGTCATTAGCTGCTGCATGAATTCCCTTGCCTTTGATGCAGCTATATGAGTTGGCAGTAAAGCAATTCACAAACACCGGCTCTAATATGTTCATTACTGCATGGTGAGTAATTCTATCAGGGTAATATGGCAATCTGAAAACTTCACGTTCCTTTGGTTCATATACCTTAAATGTTGTGTAAGGAGAAGTTTTGTAGGTCTTATTCTTCAGCATTTCTTGAAGCATCAATAAATTTTCTGCTGCATTTTTTTGATGTACAATAACACCGTATTGTTTGTTCTTGCCTCTACTTGCTTTTGCATCGGCAAGCTGCAAGTTTTCAATACTATAAATTTGATTATATATGTTGCCTATTCTTTTCATTCCTTTGCTTTAAAAATGCCTTTTCGCTTTCGCTACTAGGGCACTTTATAAATGTTTTGTTTTTTGCCAAGGGGCAGGGTTTATGCTGCAATATTTTTTAGCATAGGTGAGAGCTGACATTCGTATTCGTATTCCAGTTATCGTAGTCGTTGTACGCAAGCTTGAAACCTGACAACGAACAAAACACAACCCATACAGCATACAACCTTATTTCGTTATCCGATTAATAAATAATCTTCGTATAACTCTTTAAATGTTTCAAAACAATGCTTTGCGGCTTCTCTACTTACAAAGCAAAGGCGAGAGCTGACATGCGTATTCGTAAGCCAGAGATCGTAGACGTGGTACGCAAGCCAGAAACCCGATGGTTTAGCTTCGTCTTTTACAATATCGGGGAACAGTTCATATTTGTATTCATCGGTATTGTTCCAATTGGGTGTCCAGCCATCATTAATTGCTTCTACAATAATTATTAGCTTGTAGTGAGCTAATAATGCTTTACGATGCTTTTCAGGTGCATTCTCAAATGTTGGAATACTTGCATCATACCCTAAAGCCAAACAGGCTTCTTCAAAAGTTTTGACTGCTTTCATTATTTACTATTTAATGGTTAAAAAATCATTGTAGATGTCTGCAAATTGTGTGGCTGCATACTTAGCCAATTCGGCTGTTTTAAAGCAAAGGCGAGAGCCGACATTCGTAATCGTAGTCCAGGCACCGTAGCCGCCGAACGCAAGCCTGAAACCCGATTTGTGTTCAGACCATGGCACGTATTTACGTTGGCTACTATCCGTCCAATCGGGTTGCCAACCTTCATTCAAAGCCTTAGAAATAATTACAATCTTTGTATAAGCTACTATTGAACTGGTGTCATCGTCCAATCCTTCAACGCCTACATTTACTTTTTCCAATCCAAGAACTTTACAGGCATCGTCAAATGTTTTAACCCTTTCTGTAATGGGTTGCGAAGTGGTGGAGGTTTTTGCCTCATAAATTGTTTGCATTTTTATTATTGTTTTTATTGTTGTTAAAATGGTAGGCTTGATGAACTACCGTGTAAATCGGGGATATTAAAATCAATTCGGGGCAACTCCTTTCCACCAAGGCACTTGTGTATAAATGAATCAATATTTTGCCCTGCGTTTTCTACATACGATTTCATTTCTACAAGTGCATCCTTGGCATAATCGCGTAGCCTTTCAATGGCTTTGGATTCCAACAATTCAAATGGTATCATTTCTGCACCCCACCTGGCTATAAGCATTGCCGGTGCATTCCACTCATATTCGCTATGTAGAAAGCCAACAACAAATGGATCGGGTGTTTTATCGTCTGAAAAAACATAGATGCTTTTAAACCACCCATGCTGTTGTGCATTATGTACTTCTTTAAGCACCTCCAACGGAATAGTTGCTTGTCGGTAATCCGATATTTTAGTTTTTAATGGGCAAAGCACCCTAATTATCCTTGCAGTTTTAGGATCAACAGCCATGTATGGCGGAGCTTTGCTTTCGGGGCTTTTTTCAGATAAGTTTAATTGCCCTTTCAGCCCCAAATCTTCGCAAATCAGTTGCCATTCTGTGGCATTGTCTGCATCTTGTAAGTCCTGTAATTCAGGTTCAATAAATATTTCGTAAGCCATGATATAAAATTTTAGAAGTGATTAAATTGTTTCCGTTACGGGTTCAGGTGTTCTTACTGGTTTTGCATCTTCCAGTTTTAACCTATCGGGGAGTGTTAAGTTTTTAGGCTTGTAGTTTGGATTTTGCCTGTCCCAAATTCTGCGTACATCGCAAAACGAATTCCACAAGTCTGTTAGCGGTTCGTCAAACTCTTTTAACTGCCAACCCAAACCTTGTATTTTTTCACCTTTTTTATCTGCACCTCTTGTAAGTGCTTTTAACCACATTATGCCAAAGCGTTGCGCTTTGTTTTCGGGGTTAAATTCGTTCCACATTGTTGCATAAGCTGCCAGTTGCAGGGCGTGGCTGTCGTAGATGTTGTTGCTTGTTTTAGTATCAATTAACCACAGTTCGCCATTGATACGGCAGATAATATCCATTGTACCGCCAAGCCTTAAAGTGTCGCTAACAAAGTTTATTTCAGCACCTAACAATTCGGGTTTATGTGTTAGCCAAAACTCAACGAACTTGTTAATCATTTGCCACTCCTGGAAGTCATAAAATCCATTGCCGTTTTCGTCTGCCCATACTACTTCATTGCCCAACAAATACTGTTCAATTGCTCCGTGTACACGGCTGCCACTATCTGCGGCACGCTTCATAACTTCATCGGCATTGCTGCCTAAATCTTTTAGCCATTGGCTGTAACCAAATCCTTTTGGTAGTGCCTCCAGCACTGTAGTTACCGATGGGTAGAATGTTACACCGTCTTTTGTGTAAAATCTTTCATCCAAAAAATCAATGCGTTGGATGTCGCCTTTGTGAATAATCGCCATTGTGAATAATTTTAGAAGATTAAAAATTGCCAACTCTTACCCGGTTGGCTTAGGGCTCGCCTTACACATCTTTTCTGTTTGCCAAGCCAGCTGTGGCCGTAGGCGTGTACTGCCTTTAAAATGGCATTTCTCCATCTTCTTCCGCTGAACCAGCGTTCGCCATTACAGGTTCAGGCTTACTTGATGTAGAACCCTTTAGCAGAGGCTTAATTTTTGTATTAATCATTTCTTCAAGGAAATTCATCATGTCGGTGTCATCCCACACGTATTTGCCTTTGAATTTGGTTTTAACCAATTGTGGCAATCCGTTCGGGTTATCTTTCGTGTAGAAATGCTTTAAAGTACCATCGCCCTGATTAATGAAAAGGGTTGTTTTCTTTTTCCCATCTTCCTCCTTGCAAAAAGGGATTAAGGACATACGCTTGCTTAAATCAGCGTTTTGGATTGATTTAAGAAACCCATTAGCATAGCCGCTGCTGTACTGGAACTGCAATTGATACAACTTTCCTTCGTCCTCAATTTTTAGTTCCCAAAACTTTAATTGCTGTCCGGCAATTTCTACCTGCCTTACTTTAATGTCAGTAAGCGTTCCGCTTATGCGGTCGTAGAATTCTTCGTTTACCAACTTGCCGTTTTTGTTGGTACGTTCAATTGATTTGTCAGTTTTTGACTGAACTTGTCTGCAAACCTTGCCGTTACTAATTGTTAGGTAAATGGCATTGCTGTTGTTTTCTAAGCCCATTTTTTTAAATTTTAGTTGTTATTAAATGTTGAGAAATGTTTGTTTATTTAGGTAGTAACTGTTTAGTAGTTCCATTTCCTCACAGTTGTTGTACTTTCTTTCAAAGAGTAGTATCAATTCCCAGGCTGTAAGTAGTTGCCACCCATTAGTGCATCTATCAATACATTTTTTTATCCAGTTATAATCCTGCACTTTCATAAATTGATTTTATAAAGAATACCAGTGAAATCATTATATAAACCATCATTGCGAATGGAACACATACAATAATGAAGTATAGTATTTCAAATAGCTTTTTCACTCGGCTTCTATTTTTTTAAAGTGCTATTATTATTTATGTAGTTCTCAACATCTTTCCTCAAATACTTGACCTTTCTTCCTGTTGCTGAACTCCAATTGAATATGCCGTTTTTTCTTTTCTCTCTTAGGCTACGTTTGCTCAAACCTGTAATTAGTGCTGCCTCATCTTCGGTAATCCACTTACTCACACCGTTATTAAGCGTAAGCACCTTTAACGATTGCTCTATAAATTCAAGCCTACGGCTCTGCTCTCGATATAGTTTTTCATAAGTAGCCTCCGTCATGCTGCAACATTTTCAGGGTTAATGTTGGATAACTCCATTGCATCTTTTACTATGGTTGTCATTACATCTGCATAGGCTTTTACAGCAGTATCTTTTTTTTCTTTATAAAAAGCCACTTTATAACCAATTGCAATATTGTGGTCGCATATTTCAATTATGCTAAGCCAGTTAAGTGCTAACTGCATATTTAATTTTTGAAATTTGATTTGCACTTTCATTTTTATATCTTTATATCTGTGAATAATCTTTTTAAGGTTATTAAAGCCATTCATTCGCCGTGAGTGGCTTTATTTTTTAGATGGCAGCAGCCGATAAATTTTCCTTCATAACTTTTAAGCTATCATGTAGCTGTTTCACACCCTTAGCCTTGTCATCATAAAAGGTTTTTATTAGTTCAACTACTTCGTCAGTTGTGGTGAGATACTTATTTATCACATTGCTAAATGTTGGTCTTGTATAACCTCTGCCGTTTTTTAGTCCAGCTTTTTTACTTAGCAAGGCCATTTTTGTAAAATCAGTTCTCTCTATCAAATTCATCTTACGCAATTCCGCCACATACGTTTTAGTTAAGAATGCCATTGTCTTTTTAATTTTTGTTTAAGAATTTGGTTAGTAAATCAGATATATTCCAATTGTGGTTCTCACCACTCATAAATTCATCAATGGTGTAACTCCATGTATCAATTGTTGTAATCATTTCGTGTGGGCAAACAATGCGTTCATAGTCTCCTTTTAAAAAGCCTTCCGCATCCAACCACAGTTCAAATTCATTAAGTGGTATATCTACTGGGGTATAATTTTCCTCCGTTTCATTTTCAGGCGAGTAGCAATAGCAGGTAATAACATTGTTATCCAATTCAAAAAAATCTACTACAGATTTGGCGTTGTTTGAATTTTTTACTATACTTTTGTTTTCTATTTTTTCCATTTGTTTTTATCATTTCGTAAATGATAGAACAAAAGTAAGAACATTTGTTTTCATTTATGTAAATATTGAGAACATTTTTATTCACATAGTTATCCACATGGATACAAACGTCAACATAAAGAAGCTACGTGAGGAGCTTGGGTTTAGCCAACAGGAATTAGCTGATAAAACCGGTATTCCTAAAGGGAGGATTAATGCTTGGGAGCAGCGAGGTACTAAACCAAAACTGGACGATTTTAATAAGTTGCAGGAATTTATTAATGAAAACAAAGGTATTCAAAACGGCATAATCAATGCCCCAAATGGTCGCTTTGGTAAAAAGGTTGGAGTAGGGCTCGTAAAATTTTATGATGTAGATTTTGCTGCTGGGGATATTGAATTTTACGACGATACTAATAGCATAACTCCAGCTTATGAAATGGACATTCCTGAATTCGCTGGTTGCACGGCATTTAGGACTTACGGAGATAGTATGGAACCTGCCATAAAAAGCGGGTCTATTCTATTTGGAACAAGGGTTGAAGATTGGCAAAGCCACTTGGAATATGGTCAAATATATGGTATCGTATGTACTGATAAGCGTAAATACTTGAAGTATATAAGAAAGGACAAAGAAAACCCAAAAGCAAACTTTTTGCTTAGATCAGAAAACCAAGAGTATGACGATTTTGAGTTGCCTAAAACCAAGATAAAAAGCATTTGGCTTATTCACGGATGGATAAATAAAAGAAACTAATTATGAAACATTTTTTTTCATTCTTACTAATTGCATTTTTTATATCATGCAGTTCGGAGATAACAGAAAAGGAAAAAAAGGGTATTGAATTGCAAATCACATTGCACAATGCTTCTGTTGGAGTTGAAATGAAACTACGAGGCATGACGGCAAAAGAAGGGGAATTGTATAATCCCAATTCCGACCCTAATTTAACTTATGATAAACTAATTCAATTCTGTAAAGAAAAAGGGCATGACCCTGTTTTATTTGCAAAAACTCTAACAACGAAGTAGAATGAAAAAATATTTATTCATATTAATAGTAACCATTGCTTTTCTTTCATGCAAAAAAGAAAGTGCGAAATCTTGCTGGCAAATCATTGATTGCACCGGTAGTACATTGCAATCAGAATGCGATAAAACTGAAAGCGAAATACAAACATATGTAAATTCCATAAGCACTCCAGGTTGTAAAAAAACGTATAAGAAACAGTAATGCTTGATATAACCGATAAAAAATTTTTCAGTAGTGAAATTACGCAACGTTTTTTGTTTGCGATGGATAGGATATTGGGTAATCGGGCAAATGGAAAAGTTACGGCACAAGCCTTTGGTGAAATTGTCGGAATTAAGAGCAGCAACATACTACGATTAAGAGATAATATTGGGGAAAATTTTGTTACAGTAGAAGCCATTGGTAGGATTTGTCATCATTATAAAATTTCGCCATTATGGTTGATAACTGGAGGTGGAAATATGTATGCCGATGAGCATCTATACAACGCTTATCAGGCTTTAGAAATTAGAATGAATGAATTAGAAGATAGTGTTAGGCAAATAGAAGTATCGCTTAATCTTAAACCTAAACGAGCAAAAAAATAA